AACCGCCGGCCACAAGGCAATCAAGATTATTTGGAAGAACGTTGAAATGATAGTAGATCAATTATTCACAACCTACACTGTAGTTGGTAACACCCGACAGTTTTTTAGTGAGAGCCGTCACAACAAAATGTTGAAGGAAGATGTAACTTATCGCAAGTTTCATAATCTAAGTCGCATGATTGTTGAACGTCGAATGAGTGAGAAAGAAATTCTTGACTTGTTTGCGGCCATTGAAGCAGGTGCCAATGCCACAGGACAAAATCGTACTGCATTGGGTCGCGGTAAAGATGCGGTGTCAGGAGCATACACGTCTGCCAAGGATGCTATAAACAGTGTTTTAAGTTCTATCACTAAGTCTACTCCTGTTGCCGGAGTTGATGCTGCCTATAATGATGCCACTGGCGCACTACGCGATGCAATTGGCAATGACAGCAAGATTATGAACGCAATCAAGAAGTATCGATTGTTGGCCAAAGAATATCCCAAAACACAGTTGTTTGTTAAAACAGCACTGATTGGATTAGCTGGCCTGGCCACCGGCGGTGCTGGTGCAGTTGCTATTGCCGGTCTTACTGCTGCCATTGATGCTGCCATTAAAGGCGAGAAGTTATCTAGTATTATTGGAAAAGGTGTAGGCGCCGGACTTATGGGTCTTGGTGCACAAGAAGTAGCTGCCGCATTGTCTGCTCCAAGTGGTCCAATAGGCGATCCAGATTTTTACAATGACACTCCTTTACCACAAGGTGATCCAGATTTTTACAACGACACTCCGCTACCTGCAGGAGATCCAGATTTTTACAATGATCCTAGCAATCCCCCACCTGTACCTGGTGGAGGTGGTGGCACCTATACTATAATGAAAGGTGACCAACTGGGCTTTATTGCCCAGGCTCAAGGTACCACACCTGAATTGATTCGTGCGGCAAATCCAGATATTGATTTCTCCAAGGCATTACAGCAGGGCCAAGAAATTAATTTACCTGCGGCAGGTACTCCAGGGCAAGGCAGCTTGTGGGCAGATTACAAGGGCGGCATGTATGGGGACAAAGTGCCAGGTGCAGGCGGCTCAGCAGCCAGTCCAGAACCGTTAGGCGGTGGTGCCGCTGTAGACGCCGCAGTGCCCACAGCACCTTCAGGACCTTCATTGTCTTTCCCCGACGGTGGTAACAGTGGTACATTGACACTGCCAGATGGAAGAGAAGTACAGGCCTATGCTTTCCCACAAGGCGGTGTTCAGCCAAGACTTGGCCCAGGCGGCGAAACAGTTCAAGTAAACTATGCTGGCCAAGACGTAACTGCTTATATCAGAGGCGACAAAGCCTACATTAAGAATTTTAACCCTGCAGAATTTTCAAATCCAGTGCAAGAAAGCTGGGTACCAGCAATAAAATTGCGTCATTTGCCAGCCGACCAGTTGATTGATCAGAAGCTCACTGTGATGGCCTGGGCTCTAAACGAAAGTACAGGCCGTGCACCTGCTCGTAACATACACTTGACACACAAAGGTGTGTTGACCGTGATCGAAAACGTTGATCGTCATCGTCGTTCGTTGTTAAAAGAACTTGACGCAATGGGTCCTAATCGTACAAATATACCTGCTGTGCCTCGTCAAGACATGCCCGATGCACCACAAGCCGGAGCAGTAAAGCCTGGAATGATTGGCAAGGGTCTTAACTGGCTGGACAAAGCTGCTGGCAAAGTCGGCGGTTATCTCAGCAAGCAAGCACAAAACTTCACACGCAAGGTCACTGCTGCCAAACTCAAAACAGAGTGGGAACAACAAGGGCACCAAACTGATTCAGATTATCTTGCGGATTTCTTGGCCAAGCAAGGTGTACCACAAGGTGTTATCACTGATGTATACGGCAAGATGGGTATTCCTTACACAGCACCAGCAACAGTTCCCGATGGTACACCTGCACCGCAACGTGGCGCTGGCATTCAAACTGGTGACATTTATGCTATTGATCCCGAAACTGGCAAGCCTTACGAAAAAGAAAAACTGGCACGAATGTATGGCTCAGGAGCAACACCCTCACAAATCTCGGCAGCGGACGGAGCACAACAACCTGCACTTACTGGTGGCCCAACTGCTGGATTGCCGCCAGCAACTGGTACTACTCCTGCCCCAGGTAAGATTACACAACCAAATAACACAACGTCGTTTAATGCTACCAACGTGATGCAAATGCCTGGCATGGAAAAGTATGCCAAGACTGCTCCGGCAGCAAAGACTGCTAACTTTGGTCAACAGGGCGGCTATGGCAAAACGACCATGAGCGTCAAGCCCATGACTGGTATTCCAGGGTTGAAAGCGCCTGGCGCTCCTGCGGCTCCCGCTACACCTAAGACACCCAAAGTCACATCAGGTGGTGCAACCCCAGATGAGATGGCCAAGTATCAACAACGTCTTGCAGCCGCTGCCAAAGCACAACCAGTTGCCGAAACAATCAAGCAGGTAAAGAAAATGTTAGAAACTGTGCAGACACGAGATGACGTTGCGTTTATTAAAAAATACATCAATCGTCAGTTTTCTGGACAACTCAGTGAATCTGCTGATGCACAGCGCAGTCGCTTGCTCAACGAAGTCACTAGAATTGGTGCATTGCGCAGAAGAACACACAGCCAACAATTAGCTAGATAAGGAACATATTATGGCAATATACCGAAGCGCCAGTGGACACGAATGCACATATGATGACGACAAACTTGGATTTGACGACTGGATTAATGACAACACAGAGCGCCAGGCGGCATGGTGGGAAGCGGCTGCAAAGCACAAAATCTGGCAAGAAGCCAATCCATCAGCACATTCATCAAACGCCAATGATGAAGCCAATGCTATGTTTGCTGAATGGGAAGAGTATGCAAATGTAAGGCACACAGCATCTACATAACCTGAACACACCTTAGGACCGGTAACTTGTTACCGATAGTGTGAGGCGGCTGCTGCCTTGATGTAACGATTCGCTACCGTGAACCCAAAAGTGAGCTATATCTCATGTTGCTTATTAGCATATACAACTATGAACCCTGAACTAACCAACTTTATCAATCAACACAGTAATATTGACCTTGCACCACTAACCGCATTGCCAGCAGGGCATCCTCGATGGCAAGCTGGTTGGATATTCAATCAAAGTCATGCACCTTGGTTGGAAATACTAGGCATTGATGCACCTTACAAAGAGATGTTGACGGAAGCACAGGCATTAAAATCAATGTTTGTAGGTCATCGTAGCGACGAAGGAGGGCATCAAGGATGGAGTAGCTTGGCCATCCATGGTATCAGTGCCACCAAAACCAATGTGGCCGAAACCTATGGATTAGATTCTAAAACTGCAAAGTATGACTGGACTGAGATACAGGATTATTGTCCTGTGACTGTGAAGTTTTTTAAGGAACAATTTCCTTATCGTCGATATGCAAGAGTGAGATTTATGTTGTTGGAACCAGGTGGATTTATTATGCCACACCAAGATCATCACACGTCATTCCTTGGTGGGGCCGTAAACATTAGCCTTAATCAACCAGATGGATGTAAACTAGTTAACACACACGGCACATTACCATTTAAAGATTCAGGCAGTATGTTTTATTTTAACAATCACTATCCACATTGTGTGTACAATGACAGCAATACTGATCGATTTCACATTATTGTACACGGCGAAGCAGACATGGAACGACTGGCTCCGTTGCTGGTCAACAGTTATCTAAAAAAATCAAACGACCAACCATTTTCTAGTGTAACTGGCAGTTGACAGCGTGTGTGTAATGCCTGCTTAAATTCTGTGAGGCGTTGCTCAGCCCAACGATTTGTTTTATAAAAACTCAAGTAGTCCATGTGGAACAAGTTGCTGGTCCATACATAAGCGCCTTGACTGTGCTGATTAATAACATCAACCACAAAATCTACCCCTCTAGGTTCTAAAAAGTTTAGCTCAACAAATTGTACGTTCATGCTGGTGTATTTTTTCCAGCATTGTTGAAACTCAGCAGGTTCCATGTTCACGTGTGAAAAGAACCAAGAGATTAATTCTTCAAATGTCTGTCGCCGGTAATAGATAGGACTAAGATTAGGATTTTGGTGTTTGAATGTGGTCAACAACGATTCTAACTTGTTAAAATCACCATCCCACGAATTAAACAAATATCTCTGCCATTTTAGTGCTGCAGGACTGATATCTGCTAGTATTACTTGAGAGTTATCAGCAAAGTCCAATTGCCCGATTAAACAAGCAGGCTTGACTCCGCTGGCCACACCAACAAAGCAATCAAACTTACGACTGACCAATCGTGTGTCAAAATACAATCGCTCTGTATTCAACACATAGTAACCTCTACTGAGTCCTTGTACCATATCGCGCATTTCATGCGAGAACCACCACACAGGTCCGCCATCGTTAACAGGCAAGTATTTAGGGTCAGCAATAATACGCTTTATTTCATCTAGGTTGTATTCGGGATAACAATAGTTTTTGCGTTGGCGTATTTCTATAGGTATATTGGTAATGTTATATCCTGCACGTATCATGCCAGCAATTACTTGTATACCAAAATATCCTTGGTTGCTAGTGTATTCCTGTGAATCTGTGCCAGCATGCAACCACCAAGGGGTATAATCGTCGTGTACGCTGTCCTCACTGCGAGTAGTATGCAATGTTGTAAGTTGTACAGGCCCTGGCGTTTCTTCAAATGCGGGACAGTCAATCTCTTGGTACACATCAAGGTCTACAGCAAAGCACTGCGAATGCAAGTGATAATATCCTCCACGATCTAAAATATGACAACTCAAAGGAGATTTTTCGCGGCGTGCGTGGTCGACAATGTCCACTATCAACATCTGTGTTTGCAAGGTATTGCCAGCAGATACTACCACAGCCCATTTGTGCTGACCAATAAGGGTTTTTAGAGTAGCTGTAATGCTATCAGTTTCGTATATTGAAAATTGATATTGTCCGTTGAACTTGAATCTAGTTAGGTCACATAGGTTTTCGCTGATTTCTTTACAACGTTCAGGAAGATTGTTGTACATGACAACGGCAATTTCTGGGAAGTCTTTTTTCATGCTAATAATTCGTAGTTGGTAAGTTTGATTACTGGTGTGTTTCTTACGTAATCAAGTTTGGCAACATCATCAATGATACCAACAGGACAAAATCCAGATCTAGCTAAAATAAGATCAAGCCCGTAGCCCATGCGATCAAGGGTTGGTTGGTGTGCATAATACCACGCAGTAAGAGCGGCATCAACATCCTTGGGCCAACATGGGCCGCCAGCCCATTGTGTTGCTATTGTTGGGGATAAATGCAGTTTCCAACTATAACTGATATGTTCAATAATTTTACAGGCTTGTTCTAGCATGTCGTTGTCTTCGTGAATGATACAGTAAAGTGGTTCTTTGCCCACATAAGGATAGTCCAGCATGATTTCGCCAGGCAACAACTGTTTTTTAAACACAGTATCCTTGGACATGTTGGGACGTAATAGTTCTCCACGATAGGTAAACTGTACTATATCTCTTGGCACAAATTTGTAATCTTTAGGAGCATCTGGTGACTCAAGGCTGTGGAGGCACCAGTGTAGTTCATCAACTAACAGACGTTGATCATCTTCAAGACCTGCATACTGGTTGATTCCAGCGCAGACTTCAACGTCTCGATGCATGTGGTTAAACACCACTTGATTGGCAGCGTAGTTTTCTGCTCCTGGCAATATTTCATAATGTGCCCAATTCACAATGTTTTGTGCCTGCGCCTGTGCAATCAGTTCTTTAAAGTATGTGATGTTGAATCGATTGTAGTCTTGAAGGCGGGCCTGCGCCCAGTCAGGATGTTCTCGTTTTACATTGGCATGGGCTTGATAGAATCGTTCAGCAAGTTCTGTGTTATAGAGATTGATGTAGAAATCAACCTCATTGTTTATCTCAACGTGGAATTTTGGCATACAAATATTTATTTGGCTATATTGAGCCAAACATTATTTGACTTTGCTCTAGAACAAGTATACAATAGAAAACAAGGAGTATTTTATGTCACAACCCAAAACTTTCAATGGCGATCAAAAGATCAAACTCGTGCAAATTATCAACGAGGGCATGCAAGTCATGCATGAGATTGATACATTACAAGGTGGTCTCAACGACACCATTAAAGCAGTAGCAGAAGAACTTGAAGTCAAACCTGCTATTCTTAAAAAAGCAGTTAAATTGGCACACAAAGCCAGTTTTGGTCAAGAGAAACAAGACCACGAAACACTAGAAACAATTTTAGAAACCGTTGGCAAAACTCTATAAATATCTGTCTCAACAGCGAGTCGCTCACGTTACGAGCATGAATCACGGCTTACCGGCCACAAACGGAGACTATGAGTTATATTGACGCACTTTTTGATCGTGAACACGATCGCATTCATGTTGTAGAACGCCGAGACGGCGTGAGGAAATACCAAGAGTATCCTGCCAACTACATCTTTTACTATGACGATGCCCGAGGCAAGTTCCAAAGCATCTACGGCACACCTGTTAGTCGTTTCTCAACCCGCAACAACAAAGAGTTCCGCAAGGAAGTCAAAATGCACTCCAGCAAGCAATTGTACGAGAGTGATATCAACCCAATCTTTCGTTGTTTAGAAGAAAACTACAAAGACCAAGACGCCCCAGAACTCAATGTTGCATTTTTTGACATTGAGGTAGACTTTGACAAAGAGCGAGGTTTCTCGCCAGTGAGTGATCCATTCAATCCCATCACTGCAATCTCAGTCTACCTAAACTGGTTAGATCAATTGGTCACACTAGCAGTTCCGCCTCGTGGGTTAAGTTGGGAGACTGCGCAAGACCTTGTAAAGGACTTTGAAAACACCATGCTGTTTGAACGAGAAGAGGATATGATCAAAACATTCCTAGACTTGATTGAAGATGCAGATGTGCTGTCAGGCTGGAACTCAGAGGGTTACGATATTCCATACACTGTGAATCGTTGCACTCGTGTGTTAAGCAAAGACGACACACGCAAGTTCTGCTTGTGGGGACAATTGCCCAAGATGCGTATGTTTGAACGCTTTGGCAGCGAGAATCAAACATATGACTTGATTGGTCGTGTGCATATGGACTATATGCAATTGTATCGCAAGTACACGTATGAAGAACGTCATAGTTACAGTTTAGATGCCATTGGCGAATACGAACTCAATGAGCGCAAGACACAGTTCGAAGGCACTTTGGATCAGTTGTACAATCAACACTTCAAAAAGTTTATTGAATACAACAGACAAGATACATTGTTGTTGCACAAATTGGATCGTAAACTACAATTTTTGGCTCTAGCAAGCGAATTGGCACATGCCAATACTGTGTTGCTACAAACTACAATGGGTGCTGTGGCAGTGACCGAGCAGGCCATTATCAATGAAGCACATGAACGTGGCATGGTTGTACCCAATCGCAAGCAACGCCTAACAGATGATGACACACAAGCCGCAGGTGCGTATGTTGCTTATCCAAAGAAGGGCTTGCATGATTGGATTGGATCTGTTGACATTAACAGTCTGTATCCTTCGGCTATTCGTGCCATGAACATGGGTCCAGAGACTGTGGTGGGACAACTGCGTCCTATCATGACTGACCAGTATATCAAAGAAAAGATTGCCAAGGGTGCAAGTTTTGCGGCGGCCTGGGAGGGCTTGTTTGGCAGTTTAGAATACACTGCGGTGATGGAACAGCAACGTGGTACAGAGATCACCATTGACTGGCAGGATGGCACAGAAAGCACACACAGTGCCGCAGAGATCTGGACCATTATGTTTGACAGCAACCAGCCTTGGATCATGAGTGCTAACGGAACTATCCTTACATATGAGAAGAAGGGTATCATCCCGGGTTTGTTGGAACGCTGGTATTCGGAACGTAAAGAACTGCAGGCCAAAAAGAAAACAGCCAAGGACAAAAAAGAAGAAGCATTCTGGGACAAGAGGCAGTTGGTCAAGAAGATTAACTTGAACTCGTTATATGGTGCTATTTTGAATTCAGGTTGCAGATTCTTTGATCACAGAATTGGTCAGTCAACTACCTTGACTGGTCGTGCCATTGCTCGGCACATGGATGCACATATTAATGAGTGTATCACTGGCATATATGATCACACAGGCGAAGCTATCATTTATGGTGACACAGACTCCTGTTACTTTACTGCTTGGCCAGTGTTAAAGAAGGAAGTAGCAGAAGGTCGCATGGAGTGGAACAAGGAAACTTGCATCCAACTGTATGACTCCATTGCTGAACAAGTGAATGAGAGTTTTCCGGGCTTTATGGAACAGGCATTTCACTGCCCAAGAGAGATGGGTGCGCTGATTGCGGCAGGTCGAGAACTGGTAGCAGATCGCGGATTGTTTATCACAAAGAAACGTTATGCTGTAAACATCATTGACCTTGAGGGCAAGAGACTAGATGTGGACGGCAAGAAAGGCAAAACCAAAGCCATGGGCCTAGACTTGAAGCGTAGTGATACGCCCAAGGTAATTCAAGACTTCTTGTTGGAAATTCTAAATAGTACATTGCATGGTGCCACACGTGAAGCAATCATCGAACGTATTCGTGAATTCAAGTATGAGTTTATGGAACGGCCAGGGTGGGAAAAAGGTTCGCCCAAGCGTGTGAATAACTTGACCAAGTATGCGGCAGAAGAGGCCCGCCTTGGCAAAGCCAACATGCCAGGGCACGTCAGGGCCGCAATGAACTGGAATCAAATGCGTAGGATGAATGGTGACAACTACTCAATGCAGATTGTGGATGGTATGAAAACTATTGTGTGCAAGCTCAAGTCAAATGCACTTGGCTGGACCAGCATCGGCTATCCCACTGATGAACAACGCCTACCAGAATGGTTTAAGGAATTGCCGTTTGATGACGGACTGATGGAAGCAACTGTTGTGGACCAAAAGGTTGACAACTTGCTAGGTGTGTTGGAATGGAACTTAGCGTCAGCAACCAACACAGAAAACACATTTACAAGTTTATTTGCATTTGAATGAAACTCAGTAGCATTATTGCCTATCGTAATCAACTTGAAAGTATGAGTCTTGACGCCATACGTGGACAGGCTGAACACGAGTTGTCTGCTATAAATCATGTGGTTGCTAACAACGAGTCAGATATTGGATTTTACAAACATCGTATTGAAAAACGGTTCTCTGCTGTAAAGGATTCGTTTGACCAGTTTGACAAAGTATTCTCTGGCCTCAAAAGCGATCTTGACCTACAGATCAAAAAGCAAGAAGTTGCCTACTATAAAGAAAGCACACGATTCTATCAAGATGAAATGTGTTGGGAAAGTAACGAGTACCTGCTGAATAGAAAGTTGGCAATTGACGATGAGAGCAACTTGATCCTGCGAAATCGTCTTCGCAGTTATACTGATTGGCGTGTGCCTGGTATGATTATCAGACCTAGCCGTGAAACATTCATTCAAGAACTTGTGCCATTGGATCCTTTGTATATTGTGGATCAACATCAGGATCTAATAGATCCTGCACTAAGCGAATTCAATGACACATATCGAGCAAGACTAAGACCTTATGTGATCAACGAAACAGACGAACATATACTGGCTGCGTTGCCCAATGACCAGTTTGGATTGATCTTTGCCTACAACTATTTCAATTTCCGTCCTATGGAATTGATCACACGCTATCTCGTAGAGATGTACAAAAAAATGCGGCCAGGTGGCATGGTTATCATGACCATCAACGATTGTGATCGTGCGCACAACGTAGAGTTAGCTGAACAAAAATTCATGTGCTATACACCTGGTCGAGCAATTGTCCAGGCAGCCGAATCAGCAGGGTTTGATATTGTATATCAACACACAGGTCTTGGTGATTTGTCATGGTTGGAACTGCAACGTCCTGGTCAAATTAGTTCGTTAAGAGGCGGACAAACTTTAGCCAAAATAGTTGCGCGATCTAAATAAACCCTGTATACTTAAACACTTAGGAGAAACTTATGAGAGACTGTCTATTAGACTTGGTACAACACACATATGATCTTGGTTGCATTGACCTGATCAAGATTGTAGGCGATGAGAACACTACACAAATTGAGGGCCTGGCAGAAGATTTGAGCGTGATCGTCAAAGGCGAATACAAAAATCCAGTGCCCGACTTTGTTGGTACATTTGGTATGCCCAACTTGAGCAAACTCAAAACCTTGCTTAACTTGCAAGAGTATAAAGAAGATGCCAAACTTACTATCACACGCAAAACACCCACAGAGCCAGATGGCATTGACTTTGTGAACAAAACAGGCGACTTTAAAAACAACTATCGATTTATGACATCGGGTGTTGTTAGCGAGAAATTAAAAACTGCTAGAATGAAATCTGTGCCATGGCACATTGAGTTCGAGCCTGCAGTTGCCAGCATCATGAGACTGAAAATGCAAATGAGTGCCAACGCAGAAGAGCCAAACTTTCAAGTCAAAACTGATGGCACAGACTTGAAGTTTTACTTTGGTGATCACTCTACACACGCTGGCAACTTTGTGTTTCAATCAGACATTACAGGTCAATTAAAACGTGCGTGGAGTTATCCAGCCAAACAATTTGCCAGCATCATGGACTTGGTTGGTGACAAAACAATTCGCATTAGCGATGATGGCGTTGCACAAATCACAGTAGACTCAGGGGTTGCTGTTTACAACTATCTCTTACCAGCACAAAGCAAGTAATGACCGAGACTGTAGTTCAAGACAACTTAACTGCCAAGCAGAACGACTATGCTGTGTTCCTTCCGGCTATCTCTGGCTTCTACGCCACGTTTGTGGGCAAGCAACGTGATCCTGTAAATGGACCATATGTAGATCCTGCTAGATTGCCGCAAGGTCTTACAGACATGGAACAAATGAACTGGCTCAACAGTCAGAAAGCATTGTTCCCATACAAATGGTCACTGTATTCTGGTGGTCATGCTAACTTGGACTTGACCAAGCCGGACTGGTCAGAGGACATGGTTCGTAATCGTGATCCCAACACTATCATGCTTGGTGACTCTGGTGGATTCCAGATTGCCAAGGGCTTGTGGGAAGGTGACTGGAAAGCCAACTCAGGTTGCGCCAAAGCACAAAAGAAACGTGAATCTGTGTTGACTTGGTTGGACACTATTTCTAACTATGGCATGGGCCTGGATATTCCCACATGGGTTATCCATGACAAGAAAGCATCGGATGCTTGTCAGATCAAAACACTAGACGAAGCAGTGGCAGCCACCAAGTTCAACAATGAATACTTTATCAAGCACCGCAAGGGCAAAGATCAAGGTGGCGCACGTTTCTTAAATGTGCTACAAGGTGATAACCATACGTCAGCAGAAGAATGGTATCAGCAAATGAAACACTTCTGCGACCCTGCTGTGTACCCAGATCGTCACTTTGATGGCTGGGGCATGGGCGGACAAAACATGTGCGATGTACACTTGGTGCTCCGGCGCCTGGTAGCCTTGCGCTACGACAATCTACTACAAGAGGGCCGCCATGATTGGATGCACTTCTTGGGCACCTCCAAGTTGGAGTGGGCCGTTTTATTAACTGTAATCCAGAGAGCCGTAAGAAAATATGTCAACCCGCAATTCACTATCTCGTTTGACTGCGCCAGTCCGTTCCTTGCAACCGCCAACGGACAAGTGTATTTTGAAAATGTCTACGAACACGACTCCAAGTGGTCGTATCGCATGGCTCCTTCAGCCGACGACAAAAAATACGCCACAGACACACGCAAGTGGAGTGACGGAGTAATAGCCGACGGGGTGTATCCACGCTGGGAAGACAGTCCACTAAGCAACTTGTTCAAGATGAAAGACATCTGCATCTACAAACCAGGTGACCTTAATAAAATTGGCAAAGAAGGCAAAACATCTTGGGATTCATTCTCATATGCTTTGCTTATGGGTCACAATGTTTGGATGCACTTGACTGCGGTACAAGAAGCCAATCGACGCTTTGATGCAGGATCTCGTCCTGCCATGATGCAACGTCAAGGTGGAGACTATGCCAAGTTTGAGGACATTGTGGAAGCAATCTTTGCGGCACCAGATCGAGACACTGCTGAAGCCATAATTGAACAGTATGATTCATACTGGATGGAGATTGTGGGCACTCGTGGCTTCAAAGGCAAAAAAGCCAAGAATGCTCGTACACAGTTCAAAGCATTGTTCAGTTTTGATGAGCCAGAAGTTGACACTGAATCCGATGATAGTGTACAATTAGACACCACAGCATTAGATCAACTGGAACAGGAACAGCTATGAATAGAGAAGGCCATAACAACGTCAAGTTCTTTACCGGAACAGAAGTAGAACATACTCCGGCATTTGGTATAAAAACGTTATTTGTAGTAGGATTACAATCCGCAACAGACATAAAAAATCAACTAGCCGATTGTGAGCACATTTACTTTGGTGCCAACATGAGCTTTCCGTCAAGTATACGCACCAACGATAGTGTGTTCTGGACACCTTGGGAACAAATGATTCAACAATGGTTGGATGCAGGCTATTGGTGTACCTTTGACATTGATGTTTCTCAAGTGGAAGGACTGTTAGAATCTGGGCTGTGTGAACACAATAATTTTATTCCCATGATTTCTGTCAAAATACCTTACATACGACAACTAGGGTACAATGCCACTATTAAAATAGATGACAAAGACTTTGCGGCAACCAATCCCGGTGTGTGGTGCCATAGTCTACACACATTACAAAAACGTTCAGTGTTTACTGATTGGTCTAAATACACCAAGGACCAAACACTTTGAACCAAGAGCAATACTGGAACAATGATGCATTTTGCCCACTACCTTGGGGCAGTATCTATGTAGAAACTGACGGCAGGGTAGACAGTTGTTGTATTGCTCATAACAATCTTGGTAATTTGCACGAGACCAAACTACAAAATATTGTAGGCGGCAACAAGAATATTCAGATCAAACAAGAGATGCTGTCTGGCCAACGAGCTCAAGGCTGTAAGGTTTGTTATGCACCCGGAGACAACGTTGACGAAGGTCGTAAGTATCATAGAGACAATCAATTGGTTGAGTTTGATACATGGCAACCAGACAAAGCATTTTTTGATCAACCCAAAAACTTTAAACTACAGTATGCTGACTTGAGATTTAGAAATACTTGTAACTATGGCTGTGTTTATTGCGGTCCTGATCTAAGTTCAACCTGGGCCAGCGAACTAAAGCAGTTTGTCAAAATTGACGAAAGTGCTATTGCAGATGTCACGCAGTACTTTGTGGACAATGCAGCCGATCTGCGCAAGATCTACATGGCCGGAGGTGAGCCACTGTTGATCAAAGAAAATCAAGTGATATTAGAAAAGTTACTTGAGATTAATCCACATTGTCATCTTATTGTAAACACCAATCTCAGCATGATTCGCGGCAATAGAATCTTTGAGCTACTGACCAAGTTTCCCAATGTAGATTGGTTGGTTAGTGCCGAAGACATGGGCGACAGATACAATTATATTCGCTATCCAGGCGATTGGTCAGTATTTGCTGAAAACTTAGACATACTCAAGTCCACAATCCCTGTAACACACAAGGTCAAATTCAACATGGTGTTCTCTGCACTCAATGCCAAGACCATTTGGAACTATGTTGATTTCTTGCTAGACAACGGCCATGCACGTGATTACGATCATCTAAATCTTGCCTATATCAACAACGGGCATCAGTTTATCTGGTGTGATGCCAGGGCACTGCCAGCTTCGTACATTGCAGAAGTCAAAGAGATTATTGCTGCCAGAAAACCCACAGGTACTAGATTTGATCAAGAACTACAGTTTGTTCTAGACTGTTTGGATGTGCCTGTAGTAGACAACGGGTATCACAGTCTGTTTAATCGACTGGCAGAACTTGACCAACGCAGGCATCTGGATAGTCGCACAGTGTTTTCGGACATATACACCCATAGACAAACATGATTATTTGTAGTATTATACACTATGTTCTAACCAAAGGTAACACATGAATCAAGAGCAACGAGAAAAAATTAACAGAATTAAACAATATGCAGATAGAAAAATCTGGGTTACATTCCGCAAAGAAGGCATACACAAATACCCTGCTGCCGCAACTGATCCTGCACTAGCAACAGGCGATGAGTATGACGTGAGTTTTCTTGGTGTGCCGCATAGACACATCTTTCATTTCCGTGTGTGGATTGACGTGTTTCATAATGATCGAGACATTGAATTTATTCAGTTCAAACGCTGGTTAGAAAAACTCTATGCTGGTGGAACACTAGAACTCAACTTCAAAAGTTGTGAAATGATCTCTGACGATCTGTATCTACAGATTGCTCAAAGGTATCCTGACCGTGCGGTCTGGATTGAAGTGGCCGAGGATGGCGAGAACGGCGCTTTGATTAAATATGAAATTTCTCGTCCAAGTTTATCAATTGTAAATTAAAAGGAAAAGTATGGCCAAGCCTACAATTAAATCCAATCCACGTGTGACTGAGATCTACGAGGACCTCGAAAAGTACTTGGAGTTCTGCCAAGACTTTGGTTACCGCTATAATGAAGCGGACTTGTATAACTTTAAAAGTTATGCATTCCAGCAGTTCAACAAATGGATGCTGGGCAAGAATGCCAAGAACATGTGGTGGGAAGATGCTCGACGCTTCGCAGGATATCGCCCAGCATGAGAAAGCTGTTTTACATGGGCTTAGAGAGCTATGAAGCCCGTTACACACTACAGCTCACTGAGTGGAATCGGCGTGTGTTTGACCGTAGAGGTCTTGACGTTGTGTATGTTCCCGGAACCACTATTGACAATAGCCAAGCTATTTCAGTAGGACAGGTGCTGGACGCACATGGACGCAGTTATTTTAGCATGAGCCAGATGATGAATCTAGTTCAGATGATGAAGAACGGAGAGATCACAAGTGCGGATGTTATCTACTTTGAAGACATGTTTCAACCCGGTATTGAGAGTTTACCCTATATCCTTAATCAGGTTCCTGCTGATCAACGTCCTTGCGTGTATGTGCGCTGTCTTGCTCAGTCCATTGATCCTGATGACTTCGTACACGTATGGGGTATGGCAAAATGGATGGGACTCTACGAACAAATGGTTAATGAGTTCGTGGATGGAGTTCTTGCCACAAACGAAGAGATGGTTGCTCATATGCGCATTGCTGGATGGCGTGCTCCTATATATAATATTAGTGGCTTAGCATTTGGCAAGGAAGAAGTGTTAGAACGCATTGGCGGTGCGGAGAACATAAAGCCATTTGATCAACGTCCACGTCGTGTGGGATTTGCCGCACGGTTTGATCAAGAAAAGCAGCCAGGTTTCTTCATGGACTTGATTGAGATGTATGGGCAATTGACTAACCAACCATGTGAATTTGCTATTTTCCAAGGCGGCCCGTTGCGTAGCAACAATCCAGAGTTCATTACTCGTGCTAGACAACTGGAACGAGAAGGCAAGCTCAAGATCTACGAAAACCTCAGCAAGAACGATTATTATGCTCTGCTCAATGACACCCGTGTGTTGTTCAACTGTGCGCTACAAGACTGGGTAAGCAATACTGTAAGCGAAGCAGATACACTTGGTGCAAACGTGGTGTTCCCTGCTTACAGAAGTTTCCCAGAGACTTTTGCCAATGATCCAGAACGCTTGTATGTGCCTTGGTCAATTGATGATGCCTATCACAAAATGCAAAACATGTTGCACAAGCCACATCACAACATGGGACTTATCTCAGACTGGAACAACGGCACTATTGATCGTGTGATCGATATCATGACTGGTCAAGGCGAGCAGTGGAATCGTGCAGGCAATCGCTATCGTGATCATGTTGCGCATGAGAAATATCAAGTTGTAAAGATTGAAGAATGAATGTAATAGTCACAGGCGTCGCCGGCTACATTGGCGGACAAATTGCCTTGCAGTTAAAAGGCGCAGGACATACTGTTATAGGTATTGACCGTAGACCTTTGCAAAAGCATCAAGTAGGACAACTTGATAACTTTCTTCAAGCCGACTTTGACAGCGATATTGCCTACAAGAAATTGTTAGACACCCAGCCCAACGCCATTGTGCATTGTGCAGGTACTAGCTTGGTTGGTCCTAGCATCAAGAAGCCATCAGAATACTACGGTAACAACGTGGCCAAGACCATGAACTTGCTGAACTTTATTGTGCAGGCCTTGCCTAAAGTTAGATTTATTTTCAGTTCCTCAGCGGCTGTGTATGGTGAACCAATTATGCCTCCTTGTCACGAAGTTGATCCCACTGAGCCTGTTAGTCCTTACGGAGAAAGCAAGCTCATGGTTGAGATGATGTTGGAAAGTTATCATAAAGCATACAACTTAGACTACGTGGCATTCCGATACTTTAATGCGTGTGGTGCAGACATGCAAGCTCGACATGGACAAGAGCCAGGTGCTACACATATTATTGCTCGAGTACTAGAAAGTTTGCGAGACAACACCCCATTTACATTGTATGGCACTGACTATGCCACCGAAGATGGTACCTGTGTACGTGATTATGTTCACGTACAAGACATTGCCGATGCGCACGTGAGTGCGTTGTACGATAATCTTGCGCCCGGTGTGTACAATCTTGGAACCAACCAAGGCACTAGCAATGCAGAGATTATCAAGGCAGCCACACGCATTACAGGACGTCAGTTAAAAGTAGTAGTTGGCAACAAGCGTGTTGGCGATCCGGCTGTGTTAACTGCTAGCGCAGACAAGTTTGGACAAGTATACAAAGACTGGCAAAAGTACACGCTAGACGACATGATCACTCATGCCTGGAAATGGTATGTTCGATAAAATCCTGCAGTTTGAACGAGCTCTAGCAGAGTTTACCGGTGCACCATATGCAATCATGACTGATTGCTGTACTCATGCCATTGAGCTGTGTTTGCGATATGATCAGGTCAAACACTGCAAGATGCAACCTTACACGTATTTAAGTATACCAATGACCATGCACAAGTTGGGCATTGAGTATGAATATCTTGATCATGCCTGGCAACGTTGGGTTGGCGAATATCCCATACTTGAAACTCGCATTTGGGATAGTGCTCGCAGACTCGAACAAGATATGTATCGTCCAGATACATTGACCTGTTTGAGTTTTGGCCATGGCAAGCCATTACATATCGGGCGTGGTGGTGCCATCTTGTTAGATGATGTCGAAGCATACGATACCATGTTGGCTCAACGCTACGACGGCAGAGATTTAACCATCAAGCCATGGGAATCACAACAGGTGTTCCGAGTTGGTTACCACTACAAACCCACCATCGAAGAAGCCATTCAAGGACTTGCCTTGCTAGAAGGGGTGAAGGTAAATCGGCCAAAGCCAATACATGTTGATTATCCAGATTGCAGAAAAATAACTATCATATGAGTCATACCAGAAATATTAGTAGACATCTGCCGGCTACTCACCTATCGAGATTTAAAAATGTACTTGTTGGCGGTTGCAGTTTTACTTTTAATCCCGACAATAATGAACAACAGACCTGGCCATACTATCTTAGAGATCTTTGCGGGTTTGAAGAAGTATACGATACGTCTCAATCAGGTGCCGGAACAAATCATATTTTTAACAGCATTATCAATGAGATTGAACTCAACGAAAACATCAACAGTGAATCGACGCTGGTGGTTATCATGTGGAGCTCGCTGCAAAGAACTGACGTTATTGCCACCACAGACATGACCAAAGATTATCATTGGTCATCAAACTATAATTTTGATAACACTTTTTCAACATTAAGTATTTTCAACCAGCCATTGGAATCACGGCGTGGAAAGTTACAAGAAGATTTATGTAAAATTTATAAACGAGTGGTATCACCTACAGCACAGGTATACGAGAGCATTCTTAAAATACTAGCACTTCGATCATATCTTATTGAAAAAAACTTCTCGTATGTGTTTACAAATTTTTACTACCCAAACTGGGAATTTGATCTAATACAAACACCACTGACTAAAAAAGTTACTCAATACTTTGACATTGAAGATGAACTTACATTAGGCAACTTTATGAGAACAACAAACCAATGGATACCAAATGACAGTCATCCTACCCCTGAATGTCATTGTCAATGGACCCAAGAAATTTTAATTCCTTGTCTACTAGAAAAAAATTTTGTTAGTAAAATTTTCTAAACAGTTGACACAGCGATCTAAATACAATACAATAGCACAAAGACATCCACGTCATTAACTCGGAGAACTAAATTGACAAAAGACTTTATTCCAGATCCTGTTATACATACGGATTCAAAAAACACATTTATCCCCCATGCCCATCAAAGCGCAATTGAAAAAGCCGGCAAGGACATGAGCGACAAGGGCTACAAAGAAGGGTATCTAGCAGATGCCATTCGTACCAAGATGAAACGTGATAACAAACGTTTTTGGGCAGGCGACAACATTAGTGATTATGTTTCGGAAGAGATGAAACATACCCTTATAGATGAAGCAACTGAAGCGTTTGAACTGGTGCTTGACCGCTTGCTAATTGATCGAGAAACAGATCCAAACTCGCATGGCACAGCAAGACGACTTGCTAAAATGTACTTCAATGAAATTATGGAGGGTAGATATGAACCAGGACCTGACGCCACAGCGTTTCCAAATGATTCGGCGGATCGTTATGAGGGTATGCTTGTTGTACGTAGTGAGTTGCGCTCTATGTGTAGCCATCATCACCAACCTGTGGCTGGCGTTGCTTATATTGGCATTATTGCTGCCAATACACTTATTGGTCTTAGTAAGTATACCCGAATTGCTCAATGGTGCGCCAGACGAGGAACTCTCCAGGAGGAACTTTGTAACGACATTGCCCGTGAGATTAGTAAAGCTACTGACTCCGAAAACGTAGCAGTGTACATTCAGGCCACACATGGTTGCTGTGAGAATCGCGGCATCATGGCACACTCTAGTCTCACACAGACCACAGTACTCAAAGGTGCATTTAAGACTGATCCGTCGGTGAAGAAAGAGTTTTTTGACAACATTAAATTACAACAGGAGTTTGCCCCAAGATGAGATATGAAACACTAGAAGAGGCAGCGGCAGCAGGTGCCGCACCATGGTCAGATGAGGCCACAGAGCATTCAGACTATCATGTGGCTGTGTTCCGTGATGCTTACCCAGTGGCCAAGGGACATTTGTTGTTTGTGCCACGGTGGAACAAGAATGAAATTATCGAAGAAGCCTTGAAGTATGCTTTCCGTTTTGGTCATCACAAAGTGGTAACCGGCGAGTGGGAAGCCTACAACGTGGGTATCAACTGCGGCGAGGCAGCAGGTCAAACTGTGATGTATCCACACATACACTTGATTCCACGACGGGTAGGAGATTGTGCCAATCCCATTGGCGGTGTTCGAGGCGTGATCCACGGACAGGCCAACTATAAAGCTAGTGGTTACACAAAGCCAGCATAAGTAATGATCTCAGCGGCCTTTAGAGCATTCATCCCGCTATATAAATTCTGCAAGCCTATGCTAACATTTAACATAGGAGAATAATAATGGCACTATCATCAACTCAGGATCTAATTAAACACATGGAGCAAAACCTTCCATATCGCGGACCTGTTCAATACAAGTTTACCAGTACCAAAGAGTACATTGACGCATTTCCTTGTGCTTATCGTCAATGGAGGGCCGACAGTCATTGTAACTTGAATCATGGTTACAGTTTCTCAATGAAGTTTTACTTTGGTACAAACGACCTTGATGTTCGCAACTGGGCCGCTGACTATGGCGGCTTGAAAGAACTCAAGAAAATTTTAGAAGATCAATTTGATCACACAACCCTGGTCAGCGCCGATGATCCTGAACTTGAATTTTACAAAGAGATGGAACGTCGCAAACTGGCCAAACTTACAATCTTGCCCAGAGTAGGATGTGAATCACTTGCTGACATGCTGTACAAGTATGTGAACGGTGTTTACATTCCAGACTTTTGGGGCGAGGGCGAAGCACAACGCCTGTGGTGCTACCGAGTGGAAGTACGTGAAACACAAGCAAACATGGCGTTTAGAGAAGGCCACAGAGAATGGAATGAGGATTTATTTGAATGACAACACCTGAATTTGATATTGCAATCTTGTTGCCCACTCGTGGGCGATCAGACTCACTGGAACGCAGTGTAAAAAGCGTGATTGAACTAGCGGCTGACCCAAGTCGTATTCAAATCATGTTTGGGTTTGACAACGACGATGATGTGGGCACACAATGTTTCGTTGATGAGCTACAGCCTTGGTTGGACGAACACAAGGTAAACTACACTGCTATGACGTTCAATCCACTAGGATACATTCGTCTCAATGAATATGTGAATGAACTAGCTCGCAAAAGTGATGCCCGTTGGTTGGTATTCTGGAACGATGATGCTGTGATGGAAACAGGTGCCTGGGATCAAGAGATCATGATTCACGAAGGTGAGTTCAAGCTGTTGGCCTTTCATACACACAATGATCATCCTTATAGTATCTTCCCTATTGTGCCTCGCAAGTGGTTGGACTTGTTGGGATACTTGAGCCCGCATCAAATCTCTGATGCATGGTTAAGTCAACAGGCTTACATGCTGGACATCTGGGAACGTATTCCAGTTAATGTATTGCATGACCGCCATGACCTTACAGGCAACAATGGAGACGAAACATTCCAAAATCGTCCCATGTTAGAAGGCAATCCCCGAGATCCCCGAGACTTTCACAGTGTACAGCAAATGGATGTTCGTCACACAGACTGTGCAAAAATAGCACAGTATCTTGAAACAGAACTTGGTCAAGATATGAGTTTCTTTGCCAACATCTTCCGTGGCACACAAGATCCTTGGGAAAAGTTGGCATTGAATGATGTCAACAAACAAATGGTGCAGTTTAAAAATCCTCACAGCCACTTTGCTGAAAAGGCACGTCAACAGGAAGCAGAAAAACAAAATGCAACAACTAAGTCTTGAAGAGCGTATTAAACGCTACTGGAACACACAGCCGTGCAACATCAAGCACGGTCAAAGCGACATAGGCACACCCGAGTTCTTTCGAGAAGTAAGCGAACGTCGTTATCGTGTAGAGCCGCACATTGCTGAGTTTGCGGGGTTTCACTTGTGGGCTGGTAAACGTGTGTTGGAAATTGGCTGCGGGATTGGTTCGGATGCCGAAGAGTTTGCCAAACACGGTGCTGAGTATGTGGGCATTGATCTCAGCGATCAAAGTATTGCACTAAGCAAGCAACGATTCGAAACACTAGGCCTTGAAGGCGAGTTCTACAATGTAGATGCAACTGATGGAGTAGCACTTGCCAAACTAGGTGAGTTTGATCTTGTGTACAGTTATGGTGTAATCCATCACTTTCCAGGCATTGACAAAATCATTGACAATGTACATGAGGTGGTCAAGCATGGTGGCGAATTCCGATACATGGTATACGCCAAGAACTCCTGGAAGTATGCCATGATTCAAAAGGGTCTTGACCAATTTGAAGCACAAGCAGGGTGTCCATACGCACAGGCATTCAGCAAAGATGAAATCCACCAATTGATGAACAGCGACAACGGCTGGTACATCGAACGCCTCCGTCAGGATCATTGCTTTATGTATAATGTAGATGCGTACAAAGAAGGCCGTTACGAGTTAGAACCTTGGTTTGAAGCCATGACAGAGTCACATCGACAGGCTGTGAGAGAATATCTGGGCTGGCATTTGTTAGTTAAAGCAAGAAAAATTTGAGTAGACTGTTTGCATTTGGATGTAGTTTTACTAACTATCGTTGGAGTACCTGGGTTGACTGTTTAGAACCTGAGTTTGACACAGTTGAAAATTGGGGACAAAGTGGTGCTGGCAACAGCTACATCTTTAACAGTATTATAGAGGCCGATCAGCGAACACAATTTGGTCCAAATGATACTGTAGTTGTTTGTTGGACTACAGTACACAGAGATGATCGATATGCACAAGGTAGATGGCACACGCTAGGCAACATGTTTACTTGTCCTATCTATGATAAAGAGTATCTTACAACACATGTTGACTCTCGTGGGTACCTTATAAGAGACCTAGCATATATTAAATCAATAAAAACATTGCTAGAACATCGCAACATCAGATGGAAATTCATGAGCATGGCAAACTTTGACGGTGACTCAGACGTGATTGATTTGTATCAAGATGTAATTGATAGTGTTCTGCCCAGCTACCAAAAGGTATTGCATCCCGAAGGGTGGCCTGATCGACAAGATCCGCATCCTACGCCTGCAGAGCATTTAGCCTATTTAGATGTTGTGTTGCCGGGATGGGTGACAAAACAAAACACTCGTGTTATAATGCACGAGCAGAGTATCAATCTAAATAAAGATCCTAACCGTACAGGAATGACAAAGGTAACAAGATTATGAAATTTAAAGTATCAGAACTATTCTATTCAGCACAAGGCGAAGGTCGTTACGTTGGTGTTCCCAGCGTGTTCCTTCGCATGTTTGGTTGCAACTTTACCTGCTCGGGGTTTGGTTGCAAGCCAGGCGAGGCATCGTTGGAAGCAGATGAAGTTGCCAAGAGTGTGCATCTCTACAAGACATTTGAAGAGCTGCCTCTTGTTAGCACAGGCTGTGACAGCTATGCGTCATGGCATCCTGCATTTAAAGAACTCAGCCCTACCTACACAGAAGATGAACTAGTGGAAAAGATGGCAGCACTATTGCCCAACGGTAACTGGCAACAACCCAATGGCAATCCTGTACACTTGGTTATCACAGGCGGTGAGCCTTTGTTGGGGTGGCAACGTGCGTATCCTGCATTGCTGGACAAACTGCATGAACGTGGCCTGCGTCACATTACATTTGAGACCAATGGTACTCAAGAACTATCAAGAGACTTCAAACTGTACCTGAGCAACTGGCACGGTGAGATCACATTCTCAGTAAGTCCCAAGCTAAGTGTGTCGGGCGAGAAGTGGGAAGAGGCAATCAAGCCAGAGATTATTTTTGATCTCGAAACATATGGCATAACTTATCTCAAGTTTGTGGTTGAGAAAGTTCAAGACTTTGACGAGCTGGATCGTGCAGTGGATGAATATAGACTCGCACAGTTTGCAGGTCCTGTGTTTGTAATGCCCGTAGGTGGTGTTGTCAGTGTGTACGATGGCAATCGTATTAATGTTGCAGACGAAGCACTCAAGCGTGGTTACTGGTATAGCCCAAGATTACACGTTGATCTTTGGGGCAATGGCTGGGGCAAATAATGGGCTTGTTTGATAGATTCTTAAAGCCCAAGAAGGAAGCAAAGCCTGTAGAAGCCAAGACGCCATCTACTCCCAAAGTCAAGGCTCCTGAAAAAACAGCCAAGCAATTGGCTACTGAAGCTGGCGAGCCGTATGTGGCTGTGCTGGGCATGGATGTGGATCTTAATAATCTACATCAAGGTGCGTTTGAACTAGACTGGAATGATATCTTTGTTGCTAGATTGATCAAGGCCGGCTACCAAGGCAAAGTAGATGCAGACATTGTGGACCAGTGGTTTCAGAATGTGTGCAGGCACGTTGTTATGGAAACTTGGGAACAAGAGCAAGCGATCAAGAACTCGGGTATCTGGGTGCAGAGTAAAGACATTGGCAACGGCAGGAGTGAAGTGTCATGATTTTCAATCACATCAAAGAACTAAAAGCACAAGGCAAAAAGATCGGCATCACATTCTCAACCTTTGACATGTTGCATGCTGGCCATGTTGCCATGTTAAGCGAAGCTAAAAATCACTGCGATTACTTGATCTGTGGACTACAAACTGATCCCACAATTGATAGACCTGATACCAAGAACAAACCTATACAAAGTATTGTAGAACGACAGATTCAACTTGCAGCCTGTCGCTATGTGGACGAAGTTGTGGTGTACCAAACTGAACAAGACCTTATTGACCTCTTGCTAATTCTACCATTGGACGTTCGAATTCTAGGAGTAGAATATGCTGACAAAGAGTTTACTGGAAGATGGGAAGGTAGTGAGCGTGGAATTGAACTAGTATTCAATGGTCGAGATCACTCTTTCTCTAGCTCAAGCCTGCGTAAGCGTGTGGCACATGCTGAAACTCTAAAGGTACTTAAAAATGAACATACTGTTTAACGGTGACTCCAACATGAATGGCGAGGAGTTGCAAGACCGCAGCCGTAGCATGATTGGTGAGATATCAAGACATCTTGGCGGAACAGGCACTAACCTATCAGTGAGTGGTGCTAGCAACGACTTGATCTACAATTCCACACTTGAGTATCTTAAAGATAACAAGCCGGACCTTGTGGTGATTGGGTGGACTGAGCATGGTCGTGAGCAATGGTATTTTGAAGGTGCTTTCCACGAGATCAATCAGTTGGATGTTGGTCAGCGTATTCCTGAAGAGTTTCGCCGACGATATCAGTTCTGGAAAAATCACATTCAGAAAGAAGGCGAGTGGCATCGTGTGATGGGCTACTACTGGCACAACAAGATCTATAACCTGCACTTGATTCTCAAAGAGCGTGGCATTCCGCACTTGTTTTTCAATGCGTTCAATGCGTTCCAGGTTGCTAACACAGCCGAACAACTGGACTGGGACGAATGCTTTTTCCATCCTTACCAGCAAAATCTTTGCTATATCAACTACTGTGTGGAACATGAGTTTGAAGAAATCACACCTGGCTGGCAACACTACAATGAAGATGCGCATGCCGCCTGGGCACAGACCTTAGTTGATTACATGAACCAACGACAAGTCTATGATTCTATATGTAAACGGTGATAGTCATGCTGCCGCTGCTGAAGCAGTAAATCCACATGCCTGGGCACAGGATGATGGATTGTTTTATGGACTGGGTCGACAACCACATCCTGACAATGAACGTGTGAGTTTTGGTTGTGAATTAGCCAATTGGCTACGTGCTATCTTGTATCTGGATGCACAAGCCGGTTGTTCAAACACACGTATCATGCGTACCACAAGAGAATGGATCAAGGCCAATCCTGATGCAGTCAAAGATTGCTTCATGGTCATCCAATGGACTACGTGGGAACGAGAAGAGTGGTGGCACGAAGGGCATGACTTTCAAGTTAATGCCAGTGGCATTGACGACGTTCCTGACGAACTACACCAACGCTACAAACAATTTGTCATTGATGTAAATTGGGAAGAGTGCAGGCAACGTGCCCACCGAGAGATTTGGGCATTCCACCGAGAGCTAGATGATTTGGGCATACGCCATGTTATGTTTAATGGCAATAGCCATTTTGGTGGTATTACTGACCAAAGAGCCTGGGGTGCTAGCTACATGCATCCATATGATGACGAAATGACTTACAATTCGGTACTAAAGCGGCAAGGATTCAAAACGGTTAATCCAAATAGTTGGCATTTTGGGCCAGATGCCCATTGCTATTGGGCGGAATATGTGTTACAATACATTAAACGCAACCAACTATTGAGTCCAAATGAAATACCTACTTATTGATACAGCCAACATGTTTTTCCGAGCACGTCACGGTGCCCACAGAGCCAGTGACACTTGGACTAAACTGGGCTTTGCGCTACACGTTACAATGATGGCTGCCAACAAAGTAGCCAAGCGTTTTCAAGCAGATCACGTGATTTTCGCACTAGAAGGTCGCTCGTGGCGCAAGGACTACTACGAACCCTACAAAAAGAATCGCGCTGTAGCACGTGGTAAAATGACCGAGGACGAAGCAGACGAAGATAAACTGTTTTGGGAAACCTATGACAATCTGACTAAATACTTGTCAGACCGAACCAATTGCAGTGTGATCCGTTGCGCAACAGCCGAAGCAGATGACATCATTGCACGTTGGATATCATTACACCCCCAAGACGATCACGTAGTAGTTAGTTCAGATACAGACTTTGTACAGTTGGTGGCACCTAACGTCACACAATACAATGGCATCACAGATGAATTGATCACACTGGAGGGCATATTTGATGCCAAGGGTAAGCCTGTTACAGATAAAAAAACTAAACAACCAAAAACCATCCCGGATCCGTCCTGGCTATTATTTGAGAAGTGCATGCGTGGCGACACCTCCGACAATGTCTTCTCTGCTTATCCGGGAGTACGTGAAAAAGGGACAAAGAATAAAGTTGGTCTCCGTGAGGCCTTTGCCGACAGAGACAAGCGAGGATACTCGTGGAACAACATGATGCTTCAACGCTGGACCGACCACAACGGCGAAGAGCACAGAGTGTTGGACGATTATGAACGTAACTGTACATTGATCGATCTCAACGCACAACCGGATGCGGTCAAGGCAACTGTAGATGCCGCAATCCGTGAACAACTTAGTCACAAAGATGTGGGCATGGTAGGCGCACATTTCATGAAGTTTTGTGGCAAGTACGAGCTGACCAAGCTCAGTGACCAAGCTGATACAATCAGTCGATGGCTCAATGAAACATACAAAGGAGTATTAAATGATACACGCCAAACCAGTAGTTGATAACGAATATTGGATCTTGAAAAAAGACGACCAAAAAGTTGGCAATATTCAAGCAGTCAATGATGGTTATCAAATAACCATTGAGAACAAAACAGGATTGTACAAAACCATTCCCATGTTGCGCAAACGTGAGAATGTGGAATTCGAGCCAGCAGAGAAAACAACCAAGCCGGCCATGGATGTGGTTCATGGATATCCCACTGGATGCAGAGCACACAATCCTATCTGGGACGTCAAGCACAAATTACCATTGTTTACCAAAGACACCAAAAGTAAATCATGGTACGCCGCTGGATGGTACATGATCAAACAACATCGCAACTGGAAACCGGTACAAAACCCCAAACTAATTGTACTTGAACGCTACAAGTATCAAGGACCTTTCCACTCTAAAGAAGAAGCTAGTGACCACAAAAGTTGATACCACATTTGGCGACGATCCTGATTACGACAAAGTAATCACAGTCAAGCATGGCAAGATTACTATCAATGAGTGGGGAGAAAAATACCTCACTCCTGAAGAAAATGCCGAATGGCTGGAGCAGGATCGCATACACGAGGAAGCGGTACACGCTGCCATTGCCGCTGGTGATTGCTTTCATGATCGAACTGATCAGTATAATGTGCAGATCAAATGGCGCAATCAGGAAGTTCACGTGAAGTGGATGAACACCATTAGCCAAGAGAATCATGCTGTGTATCACAGTTACTGGGATCGGTACCATGCCAAAATGGCCGAACTTGAACAGGAAAACAAATGAGTTTACATATAAATCGCTTTATTGATTTAATTAAAGCACAAGAAAGCCGCGGCGGCAGAGATGTTACATTACCGCTCAAAGACGCCAAGGATCTACACGCAGATATTACCAAGTTATTGCTAACACTTGAGAAACTTCGTGAAGATCAGAGCAAAGTTGATGAGGTAGTAAAGGTTGAATTGACCGGAGGTACTTTTTAAAGTACCCAGTTTTTAGCATAAATAATGCTAGGAGTTTATCAATGAGCAGACCTAAACCCAGTGTGTTAATAGAGCACACAAACAAACAAACTTACAAGACCGAGCAAGTGCTAGCGTCGGAAGGAGTGTGGGCTGTGTTCTATGACTCAAAACCTATCAACCTAAAGACCAGCAACATGCTGACACAGTATCCTGGACCCAAGTACAAAAAGGTCAGTTTTTCAAATCCTGGCCACGCAATCAACTTGGCTCGCAAACTCAACACGCAGTTTAAAACAGACAAATTTAGTGTGGTACTGTTAACGCAAGGGGCGCAAGTGTTCCCCAATGCCCAATAAGATCTTTCTAACTCAACAGATATTAGATCAACTCAAGTGGGAGATCAAACCCACGCTAGATCAAGCACTACAAGAGTGGTGGAAAAACCCCGACGAACATGCAGGCCTACGCTTAACTGCCGAGGGCTTTTTTGTTTTTAGTCAATTGGAAATTGCACATTACGAGTTTGACGTTCCTGCAAGTATGCCAGCAAAGCCTGGGCAATTACTAACACTTGATCGCAAGCTCACATGTCCTTACTACATCTTTCTTGGCAAGAAACCCAAACTATTATTATTTGGCAGCAAGGAAGCCACAATGTATTCCTTGTACGGAGATCTTGAAAAGTTCCTAAGGGGCATAAGCCGGCAGTAATCTGTCGGCTAGTGCCCGAGCCTGTATTACAAATTCACGCTCCATGCGATCAGGCAAGCCCCACAACACATACTCACGTTGACGTTCAAGTCTGTCACGATAAGGTTCAAGATTAATCTTGCCACAGATAACATCTTGATTTAGACGCAGTGCCATCTCTGCTCGAGATTCATTTGGCATGGTGTCGTAACTGTTATCTACTAGGTCGTCGAACATGTCAAACCCCATACGACGACACTGATCCACAATGCCTCGATGACCAATCACAATGGGTATCTGTTCTGCTGCCATGGCCAGCAGTGTTTTTTCTGTAACAATACCTGTGGCTTCTGTGTATTGTGTTTCTGTCACAACATTAACAGCCGCTGATCCGTACACATATTTCAGTGCTAGAAAGTTAGGAAAGTTATCGCAACCAAAATATCTGCTGTAGTCCCACTCTGGCAAAGGTATTTCTTGTCCGAGACTCACCCAACCATTGTGCCAGTTTTTTAACATATAAGCAACTTGACATCTGTGAGGAGTAATTCTGCCATTCAAACATTGCCAGGCATGTGTACGTGGTTTGCCTAGAATATCTTTCCATTGATCAAACCCTTGTGCCAGTGCATTACACATGTCATAGTTGTGATTGCTAAATTTGATCAAGTTCAAGGGACCTGTGTAGTACTGATCCATGTCACTGGTCCAGTATGTGACAAGAACTTGATTTGAGTTGGCGCCATAAAACTGTTCAACTTTTTCTAGTTCTAACACACGACTACCATTCATTTTTACAAAATCAGGAAAGTGTACCACTGCCAATGTTTTAGGAGTGAACTCAATGTTGTCTAGCCACAAGTCCCAGCCATTCTCAGCATCAAACTCTCCCCGGTAAGCATGGTACCGATTTGGAGTTATGTCAAACCCCATTGGGCCTAGTGTTTTATTAAAAAATTGTCCAAAATTCATAGTGATCTATTTAACCTGTAAATACTGCATGGAACTAACAATTGAACAAGCACTGGGCGATCAATGGGCTATGTTTTATCACTCACAATGGCCTGTGGAAGATCTACAGCCAGTTTGCACACTAGAACAAAGTGTGCGCACAGTAAATCAACAACTGCAAAGTGTGCGTGATCTAAGTCAATGGAAGTATGCGCATCAAGATGAAATAGCCAGGCTGCTATGGGTCAACTGGATGTATCAACGACTAGGTGCTGAACCCATACGCAAGCCGGTGCTGGTACACAAACACAACGAACAGCTGGTAGTAGATTGTGGTGACACTAGGCTAATGAGCTTGAATTTGTTGCCGGACCCGGGTACAGTAAGTGTGATGGTTGTTGTGCCAATTTCCCAAGCTGGGGAGTATTCTGATTGGCGTCAAATACATACCAATCGAGATCTTATGCGGGTTACAGGATTTGGACGCGGCGCTGATATTGCATTACGAGTCAACGATGCTGGTAGGATTGAATGGTTAGAAATTGGTGACCATACCACTGCACATCATTTGCATGATGTTGATCAACGTATTGCTATGATGCAACGCTATGTTGACACACAGGAAGATACCTTTGAGTTTTCAGTTGACTGGGCTAGAAACCATATTAATTGGGACATCTATGCCAGGTGAGACAAATAGGCCTGTTTCCATTGCTCAAATTCTGCGTCCCAGTTGTTTTTGTAGAGCTTGAGTAGTTCTCTGTTGTAAGTGGCTGCTTTTAAACATCGGGCACGTATTTGATCTTGATTTCCATTCATTAGCACTTTTGATGTATCACTAATGCTTTTCCACACAAAAATACCTATTCTGTTTTCTACAACTTTGAGTTTGTCATAATGATTGTGATCAATCATATCACTCATACAATCAAACCCAAGACTTTCTAAGTACGCCACTCCATAACGTCCCATGTATACTGTCCATGGCACAGGTAACGTAAGCAGTCTAAAGATTTTTTCACTGAGTGCTACTGTGTTATCGCTACTGTAGGTTTCACATTCAATAGTTAACCAACTGCGAGTGTATATTTCATGATGTGCAATGTCATAATTTTTCAGTGGCATTTGTGGTGCTAATAGTTTATAACTGGCTTGCCATAGTGCCTTGTCGTCATCAGACAACTCATTGTTCCAGTATTTTTCAAATACTGCAGGCAAACGATCAGTGCCACCAAATGTGTCACCATCAAATTGATCTTGACAGTTGAAGTTTACATAACCTTTGTGTAGATGTACACGTTTGGCCAACTCTAACACGAGTTTGAGTCGTCGAGGGTCAATCCTGTTCACACTGAAACAAAACTGTCGATCTGGTTGCCATTCTGGCATGAGTTCATTGTGACTGTAGATTCCGTAAAAGCTAGGAGGCAACTGCCAAACTCGATATTGTGTTGGGCATCCAATATAGTTGTCGGTGATAACTGTGGTGTTGCGATCAAACATGTAAGGTACATCCACATGATAGTTGTCGGCACAATCACGTATGTCGTCAACTAGACATAGCACAACTTTTTTATCTCCACGATGCCAATTGCGTCGTTGCTGATCATCTCTTTGCCAGCCAAGATTAGTTAGCGTGGTTTCAAAATAATCTAAAGTAGCTTGCTCTTGTGACAAGCACCCACTGTTCCAAATTCCTTTGCGATGGATGGGCTCTTGTGTGTAAGGATCAAAGTTCATGGAAATACTTATAAACACAAAACAGTTGACCAAATAATCCCAATCTATTAGATTGACTATAATTCACTATAATCCACTATAATATTATCAGGGATTATCGATAATATTATTGGATTATCCGGGTAATACTCAAGTATTACCGTATTTTTGTGGCTTTTTTGCCACATTATTTTGGTTGACCAGAAATGCCCGATTTGCTATAATACTTGTATGGAACTTAAAAAGCAATCACGTAAAAAGCGCACCGATCGTACACATATCATCTATATGTTGCAAAGTGGTGCTGACTTCTACATTGGTGTCACAGCCAAGACTGAAAGCACTGTTAACAAGAGTGCTCAAGTGCGTTTTAACAAACACGTATATCGCTCACGTTCAGAAGACAAATCCTGGGCACTATATGAGTGCATGCGTGAGCGTGGTGTTGACACATTTAACTTGGTGGTTGTGGACGTTGTGCGCGGCAAAACTGACGCTCATAAATTAGAGCGTGAATTGATCCGTGAGCACAAACCCAATTTAAACACAGATGTGCGTGGTGTTGTTTAATTACAACACTGCATTTTGGTTGACCAATAATTACCAATTTGCTATAATATGAACATAGTAAGAAATAAGGAGCCACAGATGACTACAGAATTTACAACTTGGGAACAGATGACAACTCTTGAGCAGTATGCCTGCACCTATTGGGATATGTACAAAGATGCGTTTGGTATCCGCCCACGTGGCATTGACACTTCTGCTTGGACAGAGGCAGACTATGTTGCTGAGTTCAAGCAGTTGGAAGAAATTATCGAGCGTGAAGAAATCGCTCGTAAGGCCGCAGAGGCTATCAACCTAGAAAAGTTTGAGCGCCGTGTTGCTGAGTTAATCAGCATTGGTGCCAAGGATCAGGACATGGCCATGCGTTGGATCCACGAAGCCGAAGGCACCCAAGGCGACAATGATTACCTTGCTTGGACCCTGGGCTTGCCCTATCAATACTTCCGCAAAGCGGCTTAAGGAGAACACAATGGGAACACCACTATACATGGAACTCGGCGATGCTTGCCGTATTGTGCAGGAATACGCAGAACTCTACTGCGAAGGCAACGTTTTAGAAGGTCTTAAGAGCATGGAAGAATGCTACGACGATCTTGAGAAAGAAGAGCGAGTGGCCTATCGTATGTTTATAGCGGCAGGACGCAAAATGATGGCACCAAAGGAAACAATATGATTAAAGAACAAACACAATCTGGTTATCACGACCAACGACATGGTGGTCCTTACGATCGTGGCGTCTGTGACAGCTACTACGGTCGTGACTACTGGCCCCATTACTTTGTGAGAGACACTCACAAAAGTCCTCGCATTGACATGGATCAGATGACCCCAGCCGAGCTTGCGGCCTACACAGCCGGCTATCGTGACAACGAAGCCAATGGCGACAAGAAAGAATGGTAATGAACAAGTTGATTGACAACGGCAAAGTGGCTGTGCTATACTCGCCAGGGTTCGGTGCAGGTTGGTCGACCTGGAACAAGGAAGTGCCAGAACTTGTGTTTGATCCGGCCATTGTAAAGTTCGTGGAAACTGACCAGTGGGCAGAAATGGAAACTTATGTCGCACTCAAGTATCCAGGACTCTACACAGGTGGCATGAAAGACTTGGCCATAGCCTGGCTTCCTGTGGGCACTGAATTTCAAATCAACGAATACGACGGTGCTGAAAGTATCGAAATAAAAGGAGAAGTAAAATGGATGACAGCATGAAACGAGCAGACTTTAGCCAACTAGGGTGGACATCTTATAGATATGAGGCACTTGCACCCGAAATCACAGACTTCACAGAAGCCCAGGCTGTGATTGCCTACATCAAGTCCCTACTATGAGAGTGATTGTAAATTCAGCCGAGACTGTGGTACTACCTTGGGAAGAAGGCCTGCTGGAGTGGCTACAGGAACGCTACCCATACAGCCGGTATCAGGTGGTAGAGATCCGCCAGATGGGTTGACTATAAATAGTTTTCCTTGTACAATAAAACAATGCGCCTATAGCTCAGTTGGTCAGAGCAGAGGACTCATAATCCTTTGGTCCAAGGTTCAAGTCCTTGTGGGCGCACCAAACTCTCTGGCCATAGTATAATGGATAATACAGTAGCCTTCTAAGCTATCAATCTAGGTTCGATTCCTAGTGGCCGGACCAAGGAATATTATGACATACACGCTACATCAATCAGATAGCAAACCCAAAATCATACTTCATGCAGGTAGCGATGATGAAATGTTGCGAGTCACTGCAGATGGATTTTATGTTCGTGGTGTCAAAGTTCCTGTAGACGAAAACGAAGCCCTCACAGTATATAATGCTTTTCGTGCCTGGATGACCTGGGCCGCGTTAAATAACAAGTACTAGGAGAACACTATGGCTTCATTTATCACAGCAGTAAAATCGGCATTAGAGAAAAAACATGCCGCGCAACATCCTGATGCAAAACCTACCAAAGGTTCCAAGTCAGTTAAAAAAACAACAGCACCTGCACCAGTGGGTAAACCTGTTAAAAAGGTCACTGGCCGAGGCGGATAAACAACATACGAGTATGGGGGAATCGGTAGACCCAGCGGACTTAAAATCCGCCGCTTAATGCGTGCCGGTTCGACTCCGGCTACTCGTACCATTTTGGAGTAACAATGATCAGTTGTAGTCCTAGTCGTAATACTTTCCAAAAAGAAAACTACATCAAACGATGTGCAGAAAACGGCAAAAAACTCAATAAAGCCTACATCAAAATGTTTGAACAAGCAAATATTAACAAGATGGCCAAAGAACAAGATACCGAATGGCAACAAAACAACATGGAGTACGATCTTCGTACCTCTGATTTCATGTTGGCCAAAGTTCGTTCTAGCAAGTCCTATTCGCAGAATCTCTATGCGGCCATGTGCAATCGTACCTTTCAAAAAAACGAAGTCTGGGCCACTCTTAAGAATCAAACCTGGAGTTGTAGCTGGCGGTATGCTGGCGGTATCATTGCAGACATGCGAGTACAAG